GTGTAGGTCTTGAGCTGGTAGTTGTAATACCCGTAGCTACCTCGATCCTTGGTGAAGGTCTGCCGGTCGATCTCCACGCCAGTTACGCGCACGTACTGGCTGTTTCCGGTGTCCAGATCCTCCAGCACGAAAATCTGCCCCGGCTCGGGGTCTTGCTGGTTGCGGGTCTGGGCCAGTGCCTGAATGGCGCGCTGTCCGGCCAGTTGCCGCCCCCAGAGCCAGAACGGGGCCTCGGTGCTGGCGACCACGTAGCTCTCGATGCGGTCCTGTGCATCGATCCGGCGATCGGTGTGGCTGTCGGTGTTGAACAGCAGCACGAACACGTTGGGATCTTTGGCCCGCTCGCTGACGATGGTGTGAGCGCCCAGCAGGGTGTCGGTGTTGGCCGCGTTGACGAACAGGTAGAGCTTGCGGAGGTTTACCCGCCCGTATACGCGGTCGATCCGGCTGATATCCGGAAAGGTGTTATTGATCTCACCGGAGACGACTATCCGGCCACTCATGCGCCCGCCGCCGTCGTCGGTGTCCGCCATGACTTCGGACTCGGATAGAACGATCTGATCGCTGGTGATGGTCACGGGTTAATCTCCATAAGGTTGATGGTGACGGCGTACTTGTGATCTGGGCCGGGGTTGGCCAACCGGCGAATGGGCTCAACATCTATGGGAGGCCGACGAAACATGACATTGAAAGAACGCCCCCAAAGAACCAGGGTGAATTCTTTCTCGGGAACAGAGGCCATGGCGTAGAGCTGTTCCAGGTCCGCGCGGGAAATCCAGGACGCCTCCTTGCCACCGAACAGGGTGATGGGCCGGCCGTCCTGACGACTGCCTTCCTGGACAACCAGGTTGCCGACCAGGCTGTACTCTGTGCTGTGCTCAACGGGCGTCCACGCGAACTCATCCCGCCATTCCAGATCAGAGGGAAGATCGAGGGTTTCGGTACCGTCACTGAGGGTGATTGCCAAGGTCATGAAGTACTCCGCAGGCCGACCTCTTCCAGCGTGCGCAGCAGAGAATCAGGATCGGTTGTCTGAATCTCAGTGCGCTCGCCGCTGGGTGTCTGAAGAATGATTGTCTGAGAGGCCCTGGACTGGACGCTCTGCTGCTGGTTGGTGGTTGTGCTTCTCTGCCGTTCGAACTGCTGACGCTCTCGCTCAGCCTGCTCCTGCTGGCGCTGTCTTTCAGCCGCCTGGCGTTCACGTTCGTTCTCAGCTTCGCGGCGATTCTGCTGCTCAATCTTGTTGATTTTCTCCAGCTGCTCCAGGGCGCGGGCATAATCCTCAGCCGCTGAATCCGCTCCTGCCTGGCGCGCCTGATCCAGCTGCTCCTGCAGCCTTTTCCTCTCAGCTTCATACTGAAGGCGCTGCGCTTCCTCGGTATCTCCGGAGATATCGGCAAGCCGCTGTCGCAAACTATTCAGGGTGGATTCTGCAGAACTGTTCAGGCTTTCAATCTTGGTTCGAGCAGCGTCGATCGCGGATTGGAGCCCCTGCAGGCGTTCGTTATCGAGAAGGTTGAACTGATTGGTGGCCCTCGCAGCAACACTGTCGAGCTGATCAAGAGAGAGGCTTCCTGAATTGACCCGCTCGATTAGGCGATCCATGGCAACAGCTTGCTCATAAAACTGCTGCTTTACTTCGGCAGCAGCCAATGCGGTATCGGCAAACCAGGCGGCAAGACTGCTGCTCATCAAACGGCGGCGGGCGCTGGCCAATTCATCGACTCGCTGACGAGCCTGCTCAAGCGCCTCACTTGCACTCACGCTTTCGTCGACAAATGCATTGCCACCGATTTTCTCTTCGAACAGGTTACGGGCTGCGGCACTGAGGTCTGAGACTGCCGTTCGGGCATTGGTCAATGCTTTGGAGAACGCAGCACCAAGGGCCTCACGAAACTCCTGAGCCTCCTTAGCTGCTTCTTCCTTGTCCTTTTTCAGTTTCTTGAGTTTTTCCGAAAGGCCATCAACCGCCTCTTCAGCTTCTTCAGCAGCCTCAACAACCTCGTCTTCACCGAGATCCGGAAACTCAAGCTGCAAAAGCTTTTTACGAACCGTTTCCAGTGCTTCATTGGCACCTTCCGCGCCAATTTCACCAGCCTCTTTCAGACCTTTGATCTTCTCCTGTAGCTCAGTCAGCCCTTCCTTGGTATTGACTGACTCGATCGCCTCACCGAACCCAACCTTGAACGCTTCAGCTGACTGCTCGCTGGTAAGCCCCGCTTCCTGAATTTTATCTGCCAGCTTTCCGACATTGTCGATAGCGGTTTGAGCCTCAGTGGTGACGCCCGTCATCACCTTTTTGACATCAACGCCGTATTCCGAAAGCTTGTCCCTGGCATCTGTAGTGGCCTGCTTTTGTTTCCGCATGGCCTCTTCAGCAGCTTCGCCGGCAGTTTTCATGTCCTCAGCGAGAACGGTCAGAGTGCCGATTGACTCCTCGGCTTTGTCACCAGCCTTTTCTGCTTCCTCGCCGGTACCCGAAAAGGCGGCGGCCATGTCCTTGCCCGACTGGACAATGTCCTTGGCATAGTCAGCTGTCTGGCTGGCAAGCTCCTGAGTTTTAGCCCGAGCCCCCTCCGCCATGTTGGCGATTTTTTGATAACTCTCTTCGCCTATGGCGCCAGCCTCTTTGAGCCCAAATGCCAACCCTTGAGCCATACTCAGAATCACTGCAGCCTGTCCGGTGAGAAGCGTGTTGAAACCAGAAAGCGCGGTTTCCATGAAACTAAACACCGCCCTCGCACCGTTGCCCATGACCTGAATGGCCGTGGTCATTCTCTCAAAGCGACCAATGATATCGCCGCTCTGTGTGGAGAGGTTATTGGCAAACTCAGTGGTCGATTCAACCAAACGCCGAAACACGGAGACCAGCTTGTCCCCGGCTTCATTTTGGTCAAAGAGCTTGACCACGGCATCAGTCGCTTCGCTGACAACCGGCGCCAGTTCAGCACCAATCCTCGCCGTCAGCCCTTTCAGCTTCAGATCGATCTTGTTGTAAATGTCATTCGCGCGGTTGAGCTTGTTCAGCTCTTCCTCGGAATAGATGGCACCTTCCTGCTGCGCCTGTTCAAAGATCTCCCGAAGGCCGGCAGCGTTGTCCTCGAGGAGCGGCTGCAGCTGACTGGCATCACTCGCCAGCTTCTCCAGCAGCGCCACCTGTTCGGACTTTGAGCCTAGATCACCAATGGCGGCGCCAAGTTTCAGAAGCTGTTCATCCGGGCTCAGATTCCTGAATTCCTCAATCTTGAGGTTCAGGGTGTCCATCACGTCAGCGGCTTCACCGCCGCCAGTGCGGGAGAACTCACCCAGCCGCTCCGCAACGTTGCGCAGAATGTCGGAGACCTTCTCTCCGGACAGCCCTACCCGATCGCCAGCAATCCGCCACAGCTGGAGCTGCTCACGGTTCACACCGATCGCGTTGGAGGTATTGGTCAGCTCATCAGCAAGCTTCGCCTGGCCCTTGCTAAAAACCGTGAGAGTGGCAACCGATGCGCCGGCAGCTGCAACAAAGCCAGCCACAGCCAGCCCAGCAGTTTTGAGCCCTGCCCCCACCTTCCCCAGAATGGGATTCAGCCCCTGGAGGCGCTCCCGGAACTTGCTAACCCGCGTGCCGGATTTCTGAACATCATCGCCCAATTCCCTGGAACCACCGGCCGCCGCTTTGGCGCTGTCCCGCATCTGGGTCAGCTCGGAAGTAACACTGCCGATCTCGGCATCAACGCCAGCGATTTCGCGCTTGATCCGCTGCTGCTCTGAAGACAGATCCCGGGTACTGATGCCGGCATCACTCAGGCTGTCCCGCAGGCCGTTCAGCTGGCGCTGGTTGTTCTGCCACGCCTGGTCGGCATCCCGGGAAGCCTTTTTGGCTTTCTCGAATTCATTCCGCTGTGCTCGGGTCGGCTTCTCAGTCTGAGCCAACGCCTTGCCGAGTTCTGTAGCACGATCCTTTGCTTTCGCCTGCTGATCGGCCAGGTCTTTGGTCTGGCTTTTCAGGTCGGCAAACTGGCGCACCAGCTTCTGCTGATCCCTCAGTTCAGACAAGGCACCGGCCAACCCTTCCAGCTTCTCGCTGGCTTCACCGGTATCCTGCCCCAGCGCTTCCAACTCCTTGACCAGCTGCCCGATGGATTTCAGCCCCTCGGTACCGGCTTTGATCAGAAGTTCGACTTCTTGCTTTTGATTGGTGGCCATGAATGCTCCAGACACAAAAAACCCCGCCGAAGCGGGGCACCATCACACCTGTTCGATCAGATCACTTCGCGCCGGGACAGGCGCTCTGCCTGGCCTTTATTGAGCGTCACCTCAGCACCAGCTGGATACTCAATTCCCTTGTGGCGATGCGGTTTCTTCAGGACGGCCTTCACCGCCTCCGGCGTCTTTTCAGCTGCCTTAGTCATGGTGTTCTCCAGATTTCATTGATTGGTGAGCGGGCGGCGGTACCGCCCGGTTGGCCAGTGCAGGTTATTCCTGCATCAGGATTTCGTAGGGGCTTCCCTTGCCTTCCGGCGTGGTCATGGTTCCTTCCAGGGTGCCGGTGATAAATTCCCGAGCCATCAGATCCAGCGCCTGGGTGGCACTGAAGGAAGCGCTGAAAATAGTTACCGTGGCGTTCTTACCAGTCACCAGGTTCTTGCCGTCCATGATGATCTGACGCTTTTTGGAGATCTCGGTGGCGCCGAGGATCTTCTGGCCAGAAGTTTCCACAGTATCGAAGTCAATGGTTACAGCAGCTGCACCATTGGTATTCAGCGCGCGGATCAAGCCACTGGCGGCCTCAACCTCATAATCAGTGCCACGAGTCAGAACGGTGGTACCGTCCGAATCCAGTGTGACCGTGATGGTTGAAACATCCACGTTCGGGTAAGGCAGTTTCTGCCAGACTCCCTCAGCCAGGGTTACCGACTCACCCGTTACGGTTTGCACGGAAGATGTATAAGCCTCTGTGGTACCGGCGAGAGCATCGGCCAGAAGGCCGGAAGGCAGAGAGTCGAAATCCATAGCCATGCGGGGCGCTTCGCCTGGCAGGTTCACGGAGTCGAGCACCTGGCCATAGGTGTCACGCTGGAAGCTGGTGCGGTCAACCGATTCCGGCTGAGGCGGCGTCATTTCCAGCCGGGATACGTTGATAGGCCCGGCAAACTCGGTGGCCAGCCCATTAACAATGGCAGCCATATAGACGTTGCCGGCGAAAATCAGGCCTGTGTCTTTATAGGACATGGGTTATCTCCAGTTCAGGGTGTTGTAGATCAGGGTGATCGGCAGATAGATCGGTATGATCTTTGTGCCGAGTTCAACATCGTCGAGCTGAGCCTCGCCGGCTTCGATCTCGACAGCCAGGCCGTTGAACTTGATGCTCTCCGGCCTGAACACGGTGCGGTAGATGTCTTGCAGCAACTCATCCTGACGGCCCCTGACACCAGGGCTCCGCTCCAGATAAGCCACAATTTCTACCGTGCGGGTCTGGTTGGTCGCGCCACGGGACTGGGTGTCCAGGCGATCGGTGAGATTCCGGATACCGATGCAGGGCAAAGCCGTGTGCTCGTCGAAATACAACGCCGGATCATCCTCCATAACCTCTCCCAGAACGTCCGTAAAAAAGCCATTCTCGGTGCTGATTTCGTTGAGGCGTGCGATCAGCACGTCCACCACTTCTGTTGCTTTCGCGCTCATTTTTTCAGCTGCTCGTTGTAACGTCGGATGAATTTGTCGCTCAGGCTCTCGCCAACAGATTTCCGGAACCGGTCATCGGCAGCGGCCTGGAAGTGCAACTTGATGCTGTGGCCAGCTGCTGGCTGGATCCGATCCTTCCCCGCTTTCCTGTGACGGGTCAGGATGGTTCGTTTCTTTGCCTTCGGGTTTACAAAGCCCCAAACCCGCATGAGCTGACCGCCCTTGCGAATCCAGACACTGGCTCGGGTGCCGGTGCTATCAGTGGTTCGGGTAGTCGTTTTCCAATATCTGAAAGGAATTCGGCGACTGGTTGGAGCCAGTACCGCGACAGGCTGTTTATTCGTCGCCCTGCGAAGGCCAATCTGGCCACCAGCCTTGGCGCGGGAGATACCGTCCCGTGAGATAATCTCAGCAAGTTCGCGCTTGCTCTCCCGCCCCTGGTCGTTAATTGCAGCCCGCGATGCCCGCCGGATTGCTTGAGGCTGGTCCTCCAGACTCTCCAGAACCGACTCCAGACCGTCCAACTGGATGGAGGGCTGCCTGCGAGCCATCAGACTGTTCCCATTACCCGGAGAGTCACGCCGTCGTCGCTTCCCTCGACAACACCGTCAACAACGTAGGTCACGCCCCGGGTCGTGATCTGATCGCCACGCCGGCCCCATGGGTAAGGCAACTGGGGCTGGAATAGCTCGATCTGGTACCGGGGCTCATTCATAGGCCCAACGTAAATGTTTTCCCGCGTGAGAAAGGCCAGCACCGGAACATCTACTATTTCAGTCTTCTGGCGGTACTGAGCGGTGTGGCCAATAATCCGCCGGGCAGAGATCGCAAGCTCGCTGCGGCTCTGGCCAGGCTCAACAGATTCGATGATGTACCAGTCGGCACCACGCTGAATAAGCTGCCCCTGCTCAACATCCGGGCGATAGCGCATGCGAACGAAGGTGCTGTCTACCGCACGAATGCCACTCGGTTCGGCACGGCCAACACTTCGAGGCTCCTGGAACCCGGCCCATGCAGTGCCGACAACAGGCCAGGAAGGCTCATTCTCGCCAGTCCGGGCCCCGTACAGGGTTACGCGGTCTTTCAATTTCCCAGCCTGCATATCAGCCCATCCTGTGGATCACGTAGGGAGCGAGCAGAAGCTCAACGCCCATGGGCAGATCCGTAGCGATCGTGCCGATCACAACGGCTTCCCGGTTTTCATACAGGTGCCCAACGATCAGCAAAGCCGCGGCCCTTACATCAGCAGGCAGTTCGGCGTGCCCGATATCGGCAGTTACCTTCACGGATGCCCGCTGAGATTTACTCGCGGGCCATTCAGCCGCTGGATAAAGCACGGGGTAAACCCCGCGCCCATCCAGCGAAAGATCGCCAGCCGATAGCGTCTGCTCCGCACCCAACTGATCCAGATACACCACCTCGCTCACAGCCCGAACGGGAGTCCACTTCAACTCAATCCCGCCAGTGCCAGAAGGCAGCGCATCAAGAACCATCTCTGCACCGTCAACCTTTTCGAAAGCCTGGCCAGTCCGATTTTCGATCTGCCGGAAGGCAGCAGCGATCAGGGACGAAACCAGACTATCCTCGGCATCGTGCTCAATCCGGCAGTGCGCTTTGGCCTCTTCAACAGTGATCATGCGGGCAGTTCCTCAGCCGGCCGTAGCCGGCATTCCGTTAGGCTTTCGGCTCAGGTTCCTGATCGGCTTTGCTGGCCGGCAACTTGGTTCCCTTCACAGCCACCTTGCCTTTGACCAGGCGCTCAGCCTCATCGGCACTGAAGCCGGCCACATCGCCTCGGCTATATCGGCTCCAGGGCTTGGTGAAGGTGACGACAGATTTTTCGGTTTTCGATTCGGCCTGATCCTTTGCCGCCTCGTCTTTCTTGGTTGATTCAGCCATGACTCATACTCCTGATGAGAGAAAATGAATGGCGGCAGGACGCCGCCATGGGATTACCAGGTAACTGCAGTACCCAGAACCAGACCTTCCAGGTGGCGGAAACCGATATCGTGCTCAGCCACCACACGAACCACGGACTGGTTGCGGGAGAACGCAGACACCAGGTTGCCGCCGGAGTCCTTGTAGGTAGCCTCGCGGGAGAAATCGACCTTCATGTTCTCCTGCTCACCGATCACCACGTCGTTCCAGTCCGCGAAATAAATCTCGGACTCGTTGGTACCGGCGCCAAGGTTGGTCGGGATGGTGGTGGTGTGCTGAATCGGGTAGCCCTTCAGCATGCCCTGGGCAAGCTCCGGATAGACCTTGTTGCCATTGCCATCGCGCAGACCGAACAGCTTCATATAGCTGCGCGGAGACAGAGCCCAGCCGGGCTGAATCAACAGGCTGTCACTGTTCATCAGCTGCAGGATCAGGCTGTCGAGGTAGGCATCAATCGTTGCCAGGTCAGCGGTACCAGACCAGGGAACGGTGCGGCTGGCATCAGTGGCAGTAGCCTTAAAGCCCTTCGGCGTGTTGCTGGTGCCGTCGTCCCGAAGGAAGGCTTTGTCTTCACGCACCGCCATGGCATTGATCATGTCGTTCAGGACAATCTGCTCAATGCGGAATCCCGCCCGACCGATCAACTGGTTGGACATCGGCACCAGCGTGATCATGGTCTTTGCAGACAGATTCACGTCATCGGTGCTGCCTTCGCTTGCCAGCACATCATTGCCCTCACCCACATAACCAGCGGTAGCGCCAGAGCTCATGCGCGGCATGGACAGGTTGCCATTCGGCAGCGGCACGTTACGGGCTCCCAGCTGGCGAACCACCGTGCGCGGACGCAGCAGCTCGATAACCTCATCGTGCATGTTGTCGGGCACCAGGGCGCCACCGGATCCCCCACCGGTTTCCATGGCCATGGCAACGTCCATATCACCGATCTCGTTTCGGGCGAACTTCACCGCATCCGTGAGGTTGCCGCCACCGGCTGCGATCGACATTACCATCCGTGCAGCGCTGGCGCCCGGGTACTGCTTGAGCTCAGGCTTGATGTGAACCGCAGGGGCGTTGTTGGCAGAAGGACGAACCGGCTGGGCTGAAGCGGCCTGCATGCGTTCGACCTGTTCAGCGCGCTCCATCCGCTGGGACAGCTGATCAAACTCTGCCTTCAGGGAATCGAATTCTGCCAGCTGCTCAGCAGTCAGCTCCCCGCTTTCCTGTTCAACAGCTGCCAGGGCCTGGACCTTCTGGTTTACTTCCGCTCTCTTGCGGCGGAGTTCTTCGATCAAATCCATGTCGCTTTCCTCTTTCTTTCAGGTACAAAAAAGGCGGCCAAATGGCCGCCCGGTTAGCTGCTCCGCCGCGTGGCTAGAGCTGGCATTGGGTATTCAGGGCATGAGCTTGCGCGGAGATTCGACGGCTCCCGCCCTGTTCGGTTTGCCGGTAGCTTGCTGCAATGGCATTCACCGCGTCCTGAGCGGGCGCGATCTCGTCGATCAATTTCAGGCTGAGCGCCTCTTTTGCGGAAAACACCTTTGCCTCGGTAGCCACCACCGCTTCCACATCCAGGCCGCGATACTCGGCAACCGACGTGGTAAACATTTCGTAGGCCGCGTCCAGCCGACGCCCGATCTCGATGGTGGCCTGGTCTGTAATTGGCTCATGAGGTGAGGCATCGTTCTTGTGCCCTCCCCGAAAGAAGGTGTTGAACTTGATGCCGGCCGCTTCCTCGGCACGACTCACATCGTAGGTTTCGATGATCACGCCGATGGACCCAACCATTGACGTAGGGCTCGCGACGATCCGCGAGCAGGCAGAGGCCAGGAAATACCCTGCTGAGCAGGCCGCGAAGTTGATCAGCGCTGTGATCGGCTTTTCAGCAGACACCATGCGGATGTAATCAGCCGCTTCCTTGCATCCGAGTGCGGAGCCACCGCCGGTGTGGAAATCCAGAATGATTTCCGCTACCTGGTCGTTATGGCGCACCGACTCAATCTGCGATCGCAGCAGCTCATAGGAAACCAGCTCTTCACAGCTTTCGGTGATCTCACCCCGGCGCGGTACCAGAATCCCGTGAACCGGAATTACAGCCAGCTGGTTCGCGGATCGCTCCGGCTGAGCAGCCCGCTGCTCCTCATCCATCAGCGCCAGCGGAGCCATGGATTCAACGGAGCCGGTGTCCTTACCGAGGAGGCGAGGCTCCAGAACAGATTTCACAGCGGTTACCAGTGCCGGCGTGGCAAACAGCGGCACGCCAAACACCATGGACGCTACATGCGGATAATTGATCAGGCGCGGCATAGGATGTCCTCAATCTCTTTCATTTGGTCGGGAGTGGCGTTCAGGGCGCTGGCAGAATTGCCAGGCTCAGCCATATTCAGCGGAGAGAGATAGCGATCACCGCCCTGAATCGGCGGCATATTCTCAAGCCGGCGCACGTCGTTGGCAGAGAGCCAGCCCCAGTTCCGGCCGATCGCGTAGGCTTCATAGCGAGACTTCTGATCACCCCGCAGCAGCCCGCTCACGTTGAACTCGATGTAGAGGTCGGCACGCTCAGAGGGCAAAAGCAGATCCCGCATCATTGCGGCCTCGTGCCGCTTAATCCAGGGCAGCAGCGTATAGATCACGAACTGCAGCCCCATGTGCTCAATGTTGTTGAACGTCGCACGATCCATCATCTGGATCATGTGTGGCGGCACCTTATACATCTGGCAGATGGTCACAGAGGAATGCTTCCGGCTCTCCAGCAGCTGCGCCTTCTCGTTGTCCATGGCCAGCTGCTTGTAAGTCATCCCCTCCTGAAGCATCGCCACGCTGAACATATTGCGGATTCCGCTGTGGCGCTCCGCGAACTTGCCCAGCAGCCGGTCCAGCTTCGCCTGGTCGGTAATCGGCGCCGCTTCCCTTGGCCGCTCAATAACACCTGACATGGTGGTACCGCGAGAAAAAACGGCAGAGGCGTGCTCTTCCGTGGCGATCGCCAGGCCGATGGCGTCGGCATTCGTCTCAATTGGCGAAACGCCAACGAAGCCATCCAGGGAGAACCCTTTCACGTGGTGAACCATCCTGGACGGCAGGATTTCGTTCTGGTCGATCAGGTGGTAGTACGGCATGCCATCGTTGCCTTTGAGCACTCGCACTTTGGTATTACTGATCGGGATCAGCTCCCGCACATAGCCCGCACCATCGCGATCAATCAGGGCG